CCTATTTTCAAGACTGAAAGCCGGTAGGGGCTATAAAAAGATATAAGGGTTTGATATTATATATATATAAATCAAAATAATACAATAACACAATAAATCATTTTTTCATTTAATATAGCCTTTATGGCATTTTATGTCATCGTGCCCGAGCGGTCTAAGGGGTCAGACTTAAGATCTGATGTGCTTAAGCACTCGTGGGTTCGAACCCCACCGATGACATCATTTGTTTAATATTGCTATATTATAATACCGCCGTACAAATCGTGATATAATCGTGAATACCGTACATATTAGCATTTCCTGAAATATAATAATTCCAGTTAAATGGGATTATTATAGACTTATTATTTAATAGGATAGATGTAATATTACTGTCTGTATCTGGGATGCCGTTTGTAATTTTTGAAGAAGGGTTGCACAGATGTATCTCTACAGGATTGTCGGGAATAGATTGAACGAGAAGATATTTATATTTATTTTTTTGCCATATATAATTATTATTTAGATTATATATAATATTATAATTGAACCAATTCGCGAGAATATAATTGATATCGCTAATAGTATCAGAGATTACGATGGGCTGTTTTTTATATAACAGTTCAAAATCAAAATTATTAATGGACACTTGATATATAGATATTTCATCAATAAATATATAATAAAATGAGGTATATATTAATAGCAAGAATATCAATAAATAAATATACATTTAATTAATATATATTTATTTATTTGGCCGTATTAAACTTTCAAAAATAAATATATAGATAATTATTAAAGCTTATTTATTAAATGGCTAATTTATTATTAGCTGGTATTGCAAATGCAAATGCAAAAGCGACTCCTGTAGGTGCTGTAGGTGATATGGTTTCTGGTCTTGTAAAAGCGACTCCTGTTAAAGGTCTTGCTGATCTTGCTGGTGCTATTCCTGGTCTTGAAGGTGCTTCTGGTAAAGGTCTTGCTGGTCTTGCAGGTGCTGTTTTAGGAGAGAATAAAATTTTTGATGCAAATGTAACTGGAGACGCGAAAGCAACAAATGGAAATAGTCCAGAGAATATCAAAACTGCTAAAAAAGGGAATATTCCTTATACAATGAAGCCTATTGATGATAAGTCAATTTATGCTACATCATTTTATATGAATATTTTTGCTCCAAATGAATTAGTCAATCAAAAAAATTCAAGATTATTGCTTAATATCATTATGTTATATGCTATTAATTATATATATAAATATGATGTTAAAGATTTTCATTACGAAATTCTAAAAGAAATAAGAGATAATTTGGATATTTACAAAGATTTTTTAAAAGAGAAGATTAGTATATTATCAAAAGATTATTTAGATATCGTCCAAGATGCAGTAGATGATATAAAACTAAGCGAAGAGCGATACTTTATAAAACAACAGGATAATGACAAAATGGATAGTGAGACAAAAAATTCTGACAATGACAGAAACTTTCAATATATAAAATTAATAGTAGATAATGCATCAAATATATCAGGTGGCATATTTTCTCTAATAACATCGGCAATTGTTAATATATGGAGAGTAATGATGGTATGGTCTAAACCGTTTGCCGGATTAGTAATATTAGTTGTATTTATAATTATCATAATTCTCATATTTTTCGGAGATGATGATAGTTCTTCTGGAAAATCGGGTGGCGCTGGAACAGGAAGCTTAGTAGGTCCGAATAATTTCAACTTTTTTTCAAATACACTCGGTGGCGATACAAATAATAATACGGATATCATTTCAGTATTACAGCGACTGCCGCAAAATATATACGCCTTCTTTGATAAATTATCAGCAGCCTATTCAAGATTTAGCAATTATATAAATAGTCCAAGCAATCTTGCGAGCAATTTTTCAAGAAATCAACCAATAACAGAAGAAAGAACTAAAAAGGATAAATCGAGTGGATTATATGATAATATATATACTTTTGATTATAACTATATAAATAGTATCATAGGAAATGATAAGACAATAGACAATTTATCTTCAGATGATTCAATAAAAAATATATCAGCTGCAAACACGCACGTATATAATATTAGAAGGCCTAAAAAAAGCGACAACGCTAATATATCAGAAGAGTATAATATATTACATAACTATAAGTTTAATGTAGGAGGCACATTGGGAGATGAATATATATATGCTCCAAAATGTGGGATAAGTAGTGGTAATTATGTATACGATGATTGCACTATTAAAATTAACGAATGCGAAGCACCAGCTGCAGGAGAAAGCGGTCCATATAGTTTAATTGCACCTTCGGGCGAGTAATATAATATTTATGTATGTGATTGTACTGTTAGAATTAAAGGTTGTGAAATACCCCTCCAAGTAGATAGATACGATAAATTATAGAAATATTATAAAATAATATTAATATAAAAGGCTTTTTAAAAATGAGTAAATGCGTATATAAAGGCAAAGAATTGAAATTTTTATATAATGATAGTACTACTAACTCAAGCAATTACATTATAGATGAAACGAAGATTAATAAATTGAATGATTTATTTACTATAAAAACATTAGATGCCGAATTAGATAAAAATGGACCCATAACAGTAGGTGAGAATGGTATTATTAGTAATATTAAACTTAGTAGTAAAGGAAGGTATTATAACAATGAACCGCTTGAAATAATTATTGAACCACCTGCATCACCCGACGGAACACCAGCAAAAGCAACTGCGGTTATGATTCAAAAAAGTGAAGGCATTGTTCCAAATGAGAATATTTATTGGGAAATAGATAAAATAGAAATTAATGATAGCGGTTCTGGATATAATGCAATTAAAGATATAGATAAAATTAAAATTGAAAAAAAGAATACGGTACAGAAAAAAATTATTTATAATGAAGCTAAACCTAATTATTATTTATTGGAAAAAAAAGAATCACAATGTAATAATTTAACGGATAGGTGGCATAATTGGTTTACGATACCATATTATTATTTGGGAAACAATGATGGGCGAAGAAAAATAGAAGAGGGTGATGAAACGCGAAAAGTACAGAACTGCTATAATAAATGCAATGATAATTATGTTGTAAATAATGATAATGATGCTAGATGCGAAAGTATTGAAACATTTAATGATGGTAAATATGAAAATTATATCTCATACGACCCATTAGCCATAATATGTATTTTAGGAAGCTATAAATTGGAAAGTAATGTTATAAATTCAGGAGTCCCTGGCAATTATTATCATACTATACAAAATATAACATCTATTAACACAGATATAAACACCGAGGTGCAAGCAAAAATATTAGCTTCACTCGGCAATACGAATTATAGAAAAATTGAAAATAACCCTGTTGTTATAATAAACACGGATATAGATAGTGCTTATAACAAATTGGTAGAATATATAGATGGTATTATAAAAGAGGAGGAGAAGGATGGTTCTAAGATAAAAAAGAAAATTAAAGATGATATTAGTAATTTCTATACATTATTTGCTACAAGAGACAAACTGTATATTTCTTATCTTGAAAAGCTTAAGGTTGCTACGCCTTTTAAAAGAGTGCTATATGCCAAAAGTATAGCACATACACAAGCTGAAATTCCTAATAATGATGATACTAATACGTATAAATATTTGAACTATTTATTTAAATATTGTAAGTTTTTGTATTTTAATGAAAAAAACGAATTTGCAAAGAGGCTTTTAAATTACGGAATATACGACACAGCGGATTATATAAAAAAAGAAATTAACAATCCTGACGATGAAGCCGAACAGGCTAATACAACTCAACACATACCTCTGCCGATTAATTATAATCCAGTTACTGTCAAAATTGATACGAAACATAAAAATATATTTGATGATTATTCAAATGCTTACGAATTGTATAAGAGTTTTATTTTAACATATCCTATTATTTTACTTATGTCTGTTGGCTTGTGTATGATAATTATGCTCGCATATTGGAGTAATTTTATATATTATACGGCTTCTTTTCTAAATTCCCTGTATATATTTGTTATAGGTGTATTATATTTTTTTATAGTACTTTTGGTGTGTAATAGTGTAGTTATAAAAATAGTCGTTTTTATTATTTCAACAATATACAAAGTGGCAAATTTTATATATAATTCAATAATTGATACATTTAGTTATACAATTGTAAGAATTATATTATTTTTTATTCTTATAACTGCATTGGCAAATAATGATTTAAGTTCCTTTGTATATGGGATAATAATGTATATTATTAATACAATAATATATTTTACACTGGGAATCATATCAATATTCTTGTATATTATATATGGTTTTATATATCTAAAGTCTGAAGTAATAATTCCTTCATTGATAATTTTGTCAATTATGTATTTATATTATAAAATATGGTTCAATTTTGATATCAATACATTAGATAAAGATATGAAAAAAAATACTAAAATTATAAACGAACATTCTAACATAACTACTATATTAAAATCGGAAGCAGGTGCTACTATATCAACTGCAAGATTTGAACTATATAAACATAGCTATTTTAGTAATTTATATGAGAAAGCATTAGATAACTATGTAGAAAAAATAGAAGATATAGAAAAGTATCGGAAAAATAAAGAATTAAGTAATAATAGTTCTTCTGATAATGAGAAAGCGATTGAAAAAGATAGAGTTAGAACCGCTCTGTCCGATAAGAATAAAGAGTTCCAGGATAAAATAGATAATGCCGAAATAGCGAGAGAGCAGAGAAAATCCGTACAAACTAAAATGAAAGATTTAAAAATTGACGAAGACGACGATAAAAAACTTAAAGAAATTAATGATAAGTTAAACGAAGATAGATTTAAGAAATTTTTGGAGAAAAGAGGTAAATTTCCTGAAGACAAAATTACTTCAATAAGTGATGAAGAGCTTTCAGACCTTAATAAAAGTAAAGAAGTATTATTATCAGAATTTAAGGATAAGAGAGAGAAATTATTAAAAGATAAAGTGCCTTTATTAGCTGAATTAAATGCATTAAAAAAGAAGGAAGCAGCCGCGAGGAACGACATTAATACAAATAATATTAGCAAAACAGCAAATAAAGGTATTGATGGGGCACTATCAAGTATTAAAGGATTGAATAATATTGCCGATATTACAAAAGGAAAGGCTATTAATAAACTTTTTAATTTAACAAAGTAATTCTATGTTGCTGGGAGCTTGGTTTGACACAATATAATTCAAGGGATTCAGGGATTCAGAATATAATTTTTATAGCATTCTATATATTTCACCATAGCCTCATTCGCAGTCATTCCCTTGATACTATTCCAAGCTTCCCATTTAGCACAAGCGGTTACATTGACAAACCACGGTTTATCAATATTACAATCGCCCGTCCTCGCCTGTTTGTAATATTTGTAAAACTCCAATTTAATTGTATCAGACAAGCCCATAATTTCCAAATCAATATCATTGAGCTTGTTTAAAACATCATCAAACTCTTTTTCCAATTCCATATTCATATCCATTTTATAATGATTGTAAATGTATATATATATTACTATATAAATATATTTCTTATATTATTTTTATTTAAGAATATAGTACATATATTATAATGACGATGATTATTAATGAATATATTGAATATATGAATAAATACAAACAGCAGTATGGTGAGAAATGTATTGTTCTTTTACAAGTAGGCTCATTCTATGAAATGTACACTATATACGAAAATAATAGCACTGAGAATAATGATATATACAAGGTAGCTGATATATGTGGTATCATAACTACGAAAAAGAACAAATCAATTGCCGAAATATCATTAAATAATCCTGTGATGGCCGGGTTCCCCCTTCATTCTCTTAATAAGTTCACGCAAATATTGCTGAATAACAATTATACTATTGTAATTATTCAGCAGGAACAGCAGATGGACGCCAATAATAAAAATAGGGCACGTAAGGTAGGCGAGATATTATCTCCGGGCTCCAATATAAATATTACAGATAAGAGAAGTAATTATATGATGGTTATAATGTACGAAATAATAAACGGGTATATTATTGCAGGAATATCAGGGATTGATTTATCAACTGGGAAGACATTCATATATGAGGTGGGTTCTACGAAGGATGACCCTGAGCTTGCGAATGACGAAGTATTCCGGATGATAAGCACATATAATCCTATTGAATTAATTATATTGGGTGATAAAATTGATGAGAAGGAGCGGAGAAAGATATTGAAAAACTTGAATATCAATAACATTTTGGTTCATTATAAATGGGGAGAATGTAAATACATAGAGTTTTTCAAGAGCATAATAAATCAGACGCAAATATTGGAGAAGGCATTCTTTATGAAGAAGGGGCTGATTTCTATAATTGAAATGTTAAATATGGAGAGGCTCACTATATCTCGCGAAGGATTCTGTTGTCTATTACAATTTGCACACGAACACAACGCTGATATTATAAAAGAGCTACAGGTTCCCGAGATTTTTGAGGATAATAATAATATGACAATTGAGTTTAATTCGGCCGTCCAATTAAATATTCTGGGATTGTATCAGAACGATAAGCCTCTAATAGATGTATTAAATAGATGTGCTACTGCTTTCGGTTCGCGATATTTTAAAGAGAAGTTGCTGGCGCCTATGATAAACATTAAAAAAATCAATCAGTCTTACGATGATATTGACAAATTGTTGAATAAAAATAGCTATATTAAGGTGCGCAAATATTTGGCGAATATCGGGGATTTGGAGAGATTCAAGAGGAAACTGCTTTTAAATAAGGTAGCTCCTCAGGATTGGACGAGCTTTAATGAATCTATGGAGGCTTGTATAGGCATCTATAATATCTTGAAGGATTACGGAGACGGCAGCGAAAGCGACAAAAACGAAGGGGCTATTATATCAATCGTACATACTATAATAAATTCTTATAAGGATATTTTGGATTTGGAGAATGCCTCTAAATATAATTTGGCTGATAAAAATAATTGGGGGAATATATTTAAGGAAGGAGTATATGAAGATATTGATAATAATGCCGAGGGTATCAAGAAGTCCTATAGAGATATTGAGATTTTATGCGAAGAAATAAACCGTATCGGCATAAATGATAGCACGCTATGTAAGATAGATTATAATGACAAAGACCAGGAATATTTCATTTTAATAACTAAGAAAAGATATGAGACGGCTTTAAAAAATAACAAGGATATTATTGGCAAATTCAGCAAAAAGCCGTTATCATCTTCTTCGTCAAATTATAAGATGACTAATAGCGAAACCGAGAAGCTCTCAAAAAAAATCAGCAAATATAATGAAGAAATTGCTGTGCTCGTATTGAATTATTATAATGAGTTTGTTAGAGAGTTTATAGAAATAAATAATAAAAATATTGATATTCTCATTAAATATCTCGTACGCACTGATATAGCCGCAAATAATGCAAAAAACGCATTTGATTACCGATACAAAAGACCTATAATATCCTTAGATTCCTCTG